CTCCTGGGCAATCACCCGATCGGTGAGGGTCCCTGCGAACCCGACGGCCCGATCCGCGAGCCGGGGGACGACGTGCATGTGCGCTCGAACGACGAGCTGTTCGAGGCGCTGACCGAGCGCGCCGGGCGCTCCGGGACCACCGACCTAGCGTGCCTGCTGCTCGACGCGGCGAACCGCATCGACGACTTGGACCACGACGTGAAGGTGCTGCGCAAAGCCGTCGGCAACCTCGCCGGGGAAAAGATGCAGGCGCAGAACTGGATCGCGAACCTGCGGCAGACGAATGAGCTGTACGGCCGCACGATTGCCGAGCAGAACGCGCAGCTTGCGGCGTTGGGGGTTGCGCCGTGACCAGCGTAGCCGCCGAGCAATTTCACCGCGAGCACGAGCCGGACTTCTTCGCGCGCAAGTGCCGCCGTTGCAAGCGCCCCGAGGCCAAGTGCGAGTGCGACGACGGCGAACCGAGCCCGCGCCACCGCGACGACGACGCCGACGAGATCATGGGCGTGCGCCGCGGCGATTACTGACCTTGCCATCAAACGGAGAACCGACCTTGAACACGAACGACTTCACCGCCCCCGAGTTGGCCGCCATCGGCACCGCGCTCGACGAAGCGAACAAGCGCATCAGCGAGGAAATGGAGCACAAACGCGCCGCAACGTATCTACCGGCGCTCAAGACTCAGCAGCGGCTGTACGAATCGCTGCACGCGCGCGTCGTGGCGGCGGCGGAGAAGGCGGCGTGAGCGTCGTACCGCATCAAACGTCGCTGGTGCCAGAGCCGGAGCCGTCGATGCTCGGCATGCTCGAGCGGCTTGCCACGAACCCCGAGGTATCGGTCGACAAGCTGGAACGGCTGCTCGCGATGCAGGAGCGCGTGATGGCGAAGCGCGGCGAGACCGACTTCAACGACGCGATGAGCGCGGCGCAGTCGGAAATGGGACGCGTGTCCGCGGACGCGACCAATCCGCAGACGAACAGCAAATACGCGAGCTACGGCAAGCTCGATCGTGCGTTGCGACCGATCTACACACGGCACGGCTTTGCGCTGTCGTTTGGCGAGGGCGAAACCACGAAGCCGGATCACGTTCGCATACTGTGCTACGTGACGCACCGCGGCGGGCACACGCGCATGTATCACACCGACATGCCGGCGGACGGACTCGGCGCGAAGGGCGGCGCGGTGATGACCAAGACGCACGCGAGCGGAGCCGCGCACAGCTACGGCAAGCGGTATCTGCTCAAGGACATTTTCAACGTGGCCGTTGGCGAGGACGATCGCGACGGCAACGCGCCACCGGTGACCCGAATCAGCGAGAAGGAGGCAGCCGATGTCGAATCGCTGATCCAAGAGGTTAGCGCCGACAAGGCCAAGTTCTTGAAGTTCTACAAGATTGCGACGGTCGCGGAATTGCCAAAGGCCGATCTCGTGAGCGCGGTTGCGGAGCTACAGCGGAGGCGCAAGTGAGCGAGATCATCGAGCACGGAAGCGCCGACTGGTTCGCAGCGCGGTGCGGACGAGTCACGGCGTCGCGCATCTACGACGCCACGGCCAAACAGAAAAACGGCAAGTGGTACGCGGCGCGCGCCGACTACATGACCGAGCTTGCGGTCGAGCGACTGACCGGCGTCGCCACTCAGCATTTCGTGAGCGGCGCGATGGTGTGGGGCATCGAGAAAGAGCCCGACGCGCGCGCGGCGTATGAGTACCTGCTCGACGTGGAAGTGGCACCGGCCGGATTCGCCGCGCACCCGACGATTCACCTGGCTGGCGCAACCCCGGACGGCGCCGTTGCCGACAAGGGCCTGACCGAGTTCAAGTGCCCGACGAGCACGACGCACATCGAGACGATTCTCTCGAAAGAGATCGACCCGCGATACGTCGCGCAGATGGCGTGGCAGCTCGCATGCTTCCCGGCGCGCGAGTGGGTCGACTACGGCACGTTCGATCCGCGCATGCCGCCGGAGCTGCGCCTCTGGGTGTTCCGCTATATGCGCGACGAGAAGTACATAGCGTCGCTCGAGGCGGACGTGCGCGCGTTCATCGACGAGCTCGACGCGATGGTAACGAAACTGCGCGCCAGCGGGCGCTTGGAGAAGGCTGCGTGAGCACGCAATACGACAACACCAATCGCGGCGTGCTGTTCAAGAACGACCGCAAAGAGACGGACAAACACCCCGACTACAAGGGCCGCATCGACGTCGGCGGTACGGAGTACTGGCTCGACGCGCGGATCAAGACGAGCAGCAAGGACGGCAAGAAGTTCATGAGCCTGTCGGTGAAGCCGAAGGAACAGAAGCAGGCCGAGGCGGCACCGCCCGCGCAACAGGCGCGGCCCGACTTCAACGACGAGATACCGTTTTAGGAGATCGCCGCATGAGCCTGCGCAAACCCGCCTCGCTGGTGAAACCGCCGAGCCTGCTAGACCTTCGCGAGCCGGAGCACTTCGACGAGCCGATCCTCGACGCCGAGACCCAGGACCGCGTAATCGGCATCGGCCTCGCGGTGCTGTGCGTGGTGACGCTCGGGTTCGTCGGCTACTGCATCTGGCTCGTGTGGAACTTTCCGCATTGAGCGCGGGTGTGTTGAGCACTATTTCTTACTTTGGAGTCAAAATGAAAAACCTGAACGACCTGACCGACGCTGAACTGGTCGCGCTGCCCGAGGGCGAGCTGGAACGATTCATTGACCTCGAATGCGCCGAGCGCGGTATCCCCATGCTGCCGATCGAGCCGGAGCTTCCGGAAGAGCCTCGCATCGACTACGACCTCGTGGCGTTCACGATCGGCCATTGGAGCTTCCAGGATCGCGCGGACGCCGAAGCTGTCGCCACGCTCGTCAACGGCAAGCCGCGCGCGAAGTACACGTACAACTACAAGTCGTCCGATAACGACTTCGCCGGCTGGACCATCGAGGATCGCGCGCAGATCACCGAGACGCCGGTCCTGTCCGCTGCGAAGCGCCTCGAGACAAAGGCCGTCCGGCTCGCGCACAAAGCCGCCAAGGACGAATACGACCGTCAGCACGGCATCTATCGCGAGATCCTCGACAAGCGCGCCGAAGTCGGCGACGAGCTTCGCGAGCGCTACTGGACCGCGCTTCGTCGGCAGCGTGATCGCGACGAGCATCGCCGGCACTTCGCTCGCTACCTCGAGATGGCGAACGGCGATCAGTCGATCGCGTACCGATTCTTCGAGCGGTCCTACACCTCCGCGCTGAACGACTTCCCGGAGCTGCGCGCGGAGTTCGAGCCGCCGCACGAAGAAGCTGCTGCCGACGCGGCGGCGTAATTCAGCGCGCGCCCAACCAAGATCATTTCTATCAACGCACCAGGAGTGCAAGTGAAAACCAAGGTCAAAGCAAAAGTGAACGGCGTCGAGCGCGCAGTACTCGTGACGACGAGTCACAGAGGCGTCTTTTTCGGCTACGCCACCAAGACGGATGGCGGCACGATCAGGCTGCGCGCGGCACGTAACTGCATCTACTGGCCGACCGGACAGAAGGGATTCCTCGGTCTCGCGAGCGATGGACCGCTGACCGGTTCGCGCATCGGGCCGGCCGCGGACATCGAAGTGCGTGACATCACGTGCGTTGCCGAATGCACGCCGAAGTCAGTGGCAGCGTGGGAGTCTGCGCCGTGGAAGTCGTGATTCTTGCCGGAGCCGTCCCTGAGTTTGCAAAGCACGGCTCCGGCTCCGGCTCCGGCTCCGGCGACGGCTCCGGCTCCGGCGACGGCTACGGCTACGGCTACGGCGACGGCTACGGCTCCGGCGACGGCTCCGGCTACGGCTACGGCTACGGCTCCGGCTACGGCTCCGGCTCCGGCGACGGCTCCGGCTCCGGCGACGGCTCCGGCGACGGCTACGGCTACGGCGACGGCTACGGCTCCGGCGACGGCTCCGGCTCCGGCTCCGGCTCCGGCTCCTATTGGTTGCAGACCGTCTCTTGCTTCGCCGCGAAGTGGGCCAAGGCCCAGCGCGACCGTTTGGCGGAGCTGCAAACGCTCGGGGCCAAGATCGCGTTCTGGCGGAGCGACGAGAGCGGCGGAGCCTGCAATGGCGGAGCGTTAGCGGAGCCGGCTTCCCCCGGCGTCGTGCATCGCGTGGAAGGACCGCTCGAACTGTGCTCGCGCCGTGCGCTGCACGCGACGCTGATCCCGCCGAAGTGGGAAGGCTCGCGTTGGTGGGTCGTTGCGCTGATTGGCGAAGTGGTGGGCGACGACGAGAAGTACGGTGCGCTCGAGCGCGAGATCATCGGCGAGTGTCTTTAGGGCGCGCGCCTTTCAACAGCGCGCGCCGATTGAGGGTTTCCCCGATACCGCCGCCGCACGAGTCACGCGATGATGCAGCACGAGACAGGCGCAAGCCCGACCGACCGTAAGAGCCGCCT